ATTCAAAACAATTCCACTTCAAGGTGATAATTTAACTTTTGATAATTTAGAGATTACATATATCATTGATGAGAAGTTAGAGAATTATATTGAACTACAAAATTGGGTGAGGGCGATTGGATTTCCAAAAACAAGACAAGAATTTAAATCATTTAGAGACACTGAATCTCAAAGATTTCCAACTGCGACAACAAGAAGTGTAAGTAAAGATATTGGTGATACTGGACTCGCGACACCAGATGGTTCAATGTTTTCAGACGCAACACTAACTATACTATCAAGTAAAAATAATCCAATACTTGAAGTTAGATTTCAAGATGTTTTTCCTTTGAGTGTTGGTTCACTTGAATATAATCAAGGCGCTTCTGATATTGAGTATCTAGTTTCAAATGTTACATTTGCATATAAAATATATGAAATAGTTTCACTATAAATAATTATAACTTGAAATTAAAATGTTAATGTGGTATAATATATAATGGACTTACAACAATTACAAGAACAAGTAGACAAAGATATTAAATTAAATTCTGATAATCTTGATATTGAATCATTAAAGATTCCAGAGTTACATAACAAGTATCTTAAATTTCATAATCGTTTTACACTTCTATTAAAGAAAGCTGAAACAGACTTCAAAGAACTTTACAAACACAAGTGGGAATACTATGGTGGAAAGTCATCACCAGAAGTTTACAAAGAAAATCCATTTGATTTAAAAGTTTTAAAATCAGATATTTCAACTTACTTAGAATCAGATAAAGAGTTGATAGAACTTGAACAAAAGATTGCGTATAATAAAACGATTGTAAATTATTTAGAACAGATTTTGAGAAGTTTAAATAACAGAACTTTTCAAATTAAAAACGCTATTGAATGGCGAAAGTTTGAAGCGGGAGTTTTATAAATGGCGACAAAAACAAAAATACCAAAGGTTACAGATTTTGTAAAAGAATATAAAAATATAATTTCACCTACACTCTGTGATGGTATAATCAAATATTATGAATCTATTGGTGGTTGGAACAAATCAACTTTTGGAACAAAAGATGGTTTATCACCAGAGACAAATGATAAAGTTGATATGAATGAAATGTGGATTTCTAAAAAAGACCAAGGCGGTCTATATGGTGATATGTTGAGTGGATTTAAAGTAGCTCTTCAAAAATATACTGAAGAGTACCCAGATATTGTTATTCAACATTCAACACCTTTTAGATTAAACAAATATTCTGTAGGTGGATTTATGTCAAGACATATTGATAATATACATCATAGTCATGGACAACAATATGGGTTTCCACATTGTACAATGTTATTATATTTAAATGACAACTATCAAGGTGGAGAATTTGAAATGTGTAATGGTTTAATAAGTAAAAAACCAAAGGCTGGAACTATTGTCGCATTTCCATCTAACTTTATGTATCCACATGAAGTTAAACCAGTAACAGAAGGAGATAGATATACTGTAATGGTATGGTTAATGTAATTATGGAAGATTTTCAACAATATAAATTATTTCCAACATCTGTATTTTCATTTAAAGCAAAGGGCGTTAAGAATAATGAATTAAAAGATTATTTTATAAAAGAAAGTAGTACATCATCTAATGAGGGTAACTGGCAAGGTCGCGCAGACTTACATAAAGATGAATTATTTTTTCCTTTAGTTGATAATATTATTCAAGCGACTAAGACTGCGACTGAAGGATTAAAGTATGATAATAATGGTAAATCATATGGATATGAAATTACTAATATGTGGGGAAATATTTTAAGAAAAGGACAAGCCCATCCACCACATACACATAGTAATAATTTTTGGTCTGGTGTTTATTATATAACTGGAAGTCAGAATCAATCTGGTATACAGTTTTTTGACCCAAGACCCCAAAGTCAAGTATTATTACCACAAAAGAAAGAGGATAATATAGACAATGGTAATCTAGTTTCCTTTCCAAGTGTTGAAGGACATGGTTATGTTTTTCCAAGTTGGTTAGTACACTGGGTGCCTGTTCAACAAGATGATGAATTAAGAATTTCAATCGCATGGAATATAGTTCTTCGTGGAGAATATGGTGCAGAAAAAGATTACCAGTATGCTCGTATCTAAAGTTAATGAGGTTTATGTCAAGGTTGATGTAGAACCTTATATACAAAAAGAGTTATCTGATTTTTTTACATTTGAAGTACCTGGCGCAAAGTTTATGCCATCGGTACGAAATCGTTATTGGGATGGAAAGATAAGACTTTTCTCCCCTGCGAATGGTCAGATATATACTGGACTTCTACCTTATCTCAAAGAGTTTTGTAAAAGAAATGATTTAGAAATCGTTATTGAGAAAGGTATTGAAAACGAAAAAGAACTTGATGATAAAATTGTAGAAAAATTTATTAAGTCTCTAAAACCAAAATCAAAAGGTAAACTATTAGAAGTTAGAGATTATCAGATAGACGCAGTTCATAATGCGATATCAAACAACAGGGCGTTACTACTAAGTCCAACCGCTTCGGGTAAATCTCTTATCATTTATTCTCTTGTTAGATATTATCAAATGATGGGATTAAAAACATTAATCCTTGTTCCAACTACTTCTTTGGTTGAACAAATGTATTCTGATTTTTTAGATTATGGTTGGAAAGATAAGTTTATACAAAGAGTATATCAAGGACATGATAAAGATGTAAACAAAGATGTTATCATCTCAACATGGCAATCATTATACAAACTTCCTAAAAAATATTTTGATGACTTTGGTTGTGTAATAGGTGATGAGGCTCATCTATTCAAAGCGAAATCACTTACAAGTATTCTCACTAAACTACATGACTGTAAATATCGTTTTGGTTTAACAGGAACACTTGATGGTACACAAACTCATAGATTAGTTTTAGAAGGATTATTTGGAAATCTTAAAAAGGTTGTGAAGACTAAAGAGTTGATGGATTCAAATACTCTCGCAGATTTAACAATTAAATGTTTACTTTTAAAACATGATAATCTTGATTGTAAACAAGTGTATGATATGAAGTATCAAGAGGAAATAGATTTTCTTGTTTCAAATCATGAAAGAAATCGTTTTATCGCAAACCTTACAGTTGGAACAAAAGGAAATACATTATGTCTTTTTCAACTTGTAGAAAAACATGGATTTAAATTACATGACTTAATCAAAGAAAGAATATATGGAAATAGAAAACTATTTTTTATCTATGGTGGAGTGTCTACTGATATAAGAGAAGATGTTCGTAAAATTACTGAAGATGAAAATGACGCAATCATCGTTGCGTCTTATGGAACATTCTCTACTGGTATTAATATACAAAATTTACATAATGTTATTTTCGCAAGTCCATCTAAAAGTAGAGTTCGTGTTTTACAATCGATTGGTAGAGGATTAAGAAAAGGAAGTAATAAAGAAAAGGTTACTCTATATGATTTAGCAGATGACCTTACCTATAGAGATAAAAAGAATTTTACACTTAGACATTTCTTAGAGAGAGTAACAATATACAACGAAGAAGAATTTGAATATACAATAAAGAAAATAGGCCTACCTAAATAATATCATGGATGAAATGATATACACATTTATTAAATTCAAAAATGGAGAATCTATTATCACATTAATAGATAAAGAAACTGAGAAAGAAGTTTTTATTGTTGAACCAGTTGAGTTGTCAATCACCCCTAAAATAAACATGAAAGGTGAAATTAAAGATAGTGTAGTTTTACAAAAATGGTTACACCCTTTTACAGAATCAATTGAGTTTGCAATCCCCAAAGAAGAAATATTAATAATGTGTGTCGCGAGTGAGAGTCTAAGTAGATACTATGAAAACTTTTTGTTTAAACCAGAGACTAAAGATGAAGAAGGTAAACAGGAAATAAGTGAAAAAGATTTTGATGAAAAAGAGTATCCTTTAGATACTATTAAAGATGTTCATTAACTAATATCCTCATGCCCAACCACATGCTTTAGTATAACGAATTAAAAAAGAAAGTCAATAGTAAAATGAAAAAAACTATAAAAATATTTAAAGATGTGAATCCAGATAAATGGACAAACAAAGATACATTTAAATTTTTATTACCCTATTTTCTTTTTATATGTTTATGGTTGTGGTTGTGGTTTGGAACATGGATAAAAAAACTCTTGACAAACATATTAAGTTAGGTTATATTATTAGCAACATGGCTGAAGTAAAAAAGAAAAGAAGAAAAAATTTAACCAAAGATGATACACATTATGTGGATAATAAAGCGTTTCTTGAAGCGATGAAAGTCTGGAAAGAAGAATGTAAAAAAGCGAATAAAAAGAATAAAGGTATTCCCCCAGTCTCAAACTACATCGCAGATTGTTTTATTAAGATTGCAAACAGATTATCATTCAGACCTAATTTTGTAAACTACACTTATAGGGATGAAATGATTTCTGATGGAATCGAAAACTGTATTCAATATAGTTATAACTTTAATCCAGATAAGAGTGATAATCCTTTCGCATATTTTACACAAATTATTTACTATGCGTTTGTAAGAAGAATACAAAAAGAAAAGAAACAATCACATATCAAAAATAAAATGATGGAGAGAACAACATTCGAACCATTTACTAAACAAAAGAATGATGTAAATGAATATTCAAGTCCAGCGTTTGAACAACTTCGTAATATGATGTTACCAGACCAAGATGTTTATAAACCAAAGAAAAAGAATCCAAATAAAAAAGGTCTTGAAGAATTTATGAATGATGATGAATAATGAAAATAGCTTTAATTACTGACCAACATCTTGGTGCGAGAAATGATAATCTTGTATTTGTAAATTACTTTAAAAAGTTTTACGATGAGATTTTCTTTCCGTACCTTGTTGAAAATAATATAAAAACAGTTATTGATTTAGGCGATACTTTTGATAGAAGAAAGTATGTAAATTTTAATACACTTCATCATGCGAAAGATATGTGGTTAGAACCTTTAAGAAAGAGGAATATTACTGTTCACTGTTTAGTCGGTAATCATGATACTTATTTTAAAAATACAAATGATGTAAACTCCTGTAATTTGTTATTCGATGATTATGAAAATATTCATGTTTATTCAGAACCAGAAACAGTTGAAATTGGTGGTGTTCCTTTTTTAATGATGCCGTGGATTAATGAAGAAAATTATCCAGAGTGTATTCGTTATCTACAACAAACAAAAAGTGATATATGTATTGGACATTTAGAAATAAATGGGTTCGAACAACAAAAAGGACATATCGCAGAAAATGGATATGATAAATCTTTATTCAAAAGATTTGAATTAGTTTTCTCTGGACACTATCACAGAAAATCTGATGATGGACAAATATATTATCTAGGCGCACCATACGAACAAAACTGGAGTGACTATGAGTGTCCAAAAGGTTTTCATGTTTTTGATACAGAGACAAGAGAGTTAACAAGAATAGTAAATCCAAATAAGATACACAAAAAGATTTATTATAATGAAACAACGACTGATTATTCGAACTTTGATATAACAGAATATAAAGATTGTTTTGTTAAATTAATTGTAGTTGTTAAAAAAGATTTGTATACTTTTGATAAGTTTGTTGAAAGATTACTCAATGAAAGTAATGCGTATGAAGTTAAAATCATAGAAGATTATTCTGAACTAGACGCAAGTCAAGTGAGTGATGAGATAATTGAAAACGCAGAAGATACAATGACGCTTGTTGAAAAATATATTGATGATATCGAAACAGATATCAACAAGGATAAACTAAAGGGGATTATGCGTTCCCTCTATGTAGAGGCCAATTCTTTAGATGATAATATTTAAAAAAGTTAGATGGAAGAACATACTTTCCACAGGGAATAGTATGACCGAAGTTGATTTGAATACACACAATACAACTTTAATCGTTGGTGAAAATGGCGCAGGTAAGTCAACGATACTTGACGCAATCTGTTTTGCATTATTCAATAGACCATTTAGACAAATAAGTAAAACACAATTACTTAATTCAATCAATGAGCAGAATGGAGAAGTACAAGTTGAATTTTCTATTGGTACAAAAGAATATAAAATTATTCGTTGTATGAAACCTAACAAGTTTGAAATATATTGTGATAACTTAATGTTAAACCAAGACGCAAGTAATTTAGATTACCAAAAACATTTAGAACAAAGTATTTTAAAATTAAACTATAGAAGTTTTACTCAAGTTGTTATTTTAGGTAGTTCTACCTTTGTACCTTTTATGAAACTATCATCATCTCATCGTAGAGAAGTTGTAGAAGATATATTAGATATTAAAATATTTTCAAGTATGAATCTTCTTGTTAAAAATAAAATTAAAGAGATAAATGATGATATCAAATCAATTGATGATAATACTGAACTCACTCTACAAAAAATAGAACTACAAGAACAGTATATAAATGATTTAGAACAAAACAAAGATAAAATTATTAAAAACAATAATGAAAAAATTGATTTAAATAAGAAAACGATATCAAAATATTTATCAGACAAAACAGAATTAGAAAATTTAAATGATGGTTTATTAACAGAAGTATCAGAACAATCAAACATTTCTAAGAAACTAAAGAAATTAAATAAACTACATTCTACAATTAGTACTAAAAAATCAAGAGAAGAAAAAGATGTAGAATTTTTTCTGAACAATGATGAGTGTCCAACTTGTGACCAAGTTATTACAAATGAATTTAAAACAAATGTTATTAAACAAAGAGAAGATAAGGTAATCGAATATCAAGATGGTTTAAATGATTTAGATATAGAAATACAAAACTTAGAAAATAGATTACAGATTATAGAACAGATATCAATAAAATTAAATGAGAACAATGTAAAGATTGGAACACTTTCTACTTCTATCAGTACATTAGAAGAATTAAATGAAGGTCTAACTAAAGAAATAAAAGAATATGAACAACTAGGTTCTACTCAAGAAAATAGAAAAAAGTTAGAAGAACTAAAAGATAGTTTACTTCTTTTTGAACAAAGAAAAGCTAAACTAATTGAAGATAAACACTATCATGATATCGCAAGAAATATGTTACAAGATAGTGGTATCAAAACAAAGATAATTAAAAAGTATTTACCAATAATGAATAAATTAATAAATGGTTATCTATCATCGATGGATTTCTTTATCAACTTTACTATTGATGAAAACTTTAATGAAATAATTAAATCAAGATATAGAGATGAGTTTAAATATTATTCTTTTAGTGAAGGTGAAAAAATGAGAATTGATTTAGGACTATTGTTCACTTGGAGAGCGATTGCCAAAATGAAAAACTCTACCAACACAAACTTACTTTTATTAGATGAAATATTTGATAGTTCATTAGATGGTACAGGAACAGATGACTTTTTAAAAATATTAAATACATTTAAAGATGAAAATGTTTTTGTGATATCTCATAAAGGAGATGTATTGGTTGATAAGTTTGACCATACAATTAAGTTTGAAAAGATTCAAAACTTTAGTAAGATAGTGGAGTCGTAAAATGGGTAAAAAATATATTCATGTGAATCAACATAAAATTAGGGCCAATAAAAAACATGGGACAAATGAACCTGTGATTACAATCAAAGAAGGTAGAAAGAATACTTATTGTCATGAAGTTGAGATTCTTGGTAATTCAAAGATTAGATATGGTGGTAATGAGAAACCTATACTATCATGTGGTGCTAGAGTCGTAATAGAGACTGAAGGAGAGGTTGTCATAATAAAATGATAAATACTACTACCATGAAGTACAAAACGACCAGACGCCCCTTTAAATTCAATCTAATGGCCTTTCTAAAGAGTCTATTCATTAGAAAACCCAAAAGATTTAAAATTGTAACACTTTTTTCAAATAAAAACTTGACAAATAAAAAGTAATGTATATCTTATTAGTATGTCGCCGAAATGGGACATAATT